TGAGACCAGTTTTCACGCATTGCAAGACGATTTGGTCTTGCAGACGGCATATGATATAACTTTACATGAATTGGAACTTTTTTGACCGCAGAGGAAATATGTCTATTAGCGTCATCAATAACAGGGATGTATTCTTTCCTCGTTATAGTGCCGTCTTCGCTTCGGCTAACCTTGGTTGGAACCAAGGGAACGGTGGATAGGCATCCCGTAAAGGATATAGTTATAAGCAAAAAGATATATTTCATTATAATTATCTACACATTAATGTTGATGCTGAACACTTTAGGACTTGTTCTTCTGTGTTACTTGATTGATTTGTTCTTGGGTATAAACATCAAAGCCTAATTGATCTAGCCATGACTTATGTACTGGAACCAAGGTTTCTGCTCCGACAAATCTGCCGAGCTCTTTATATGTCAAATGGGTAAAAGATGTTGAGCCTTTTTTTCGACCTCTCTTCGACATGCTTTGAACTTCTTTTTTTACTTTCATTTATATATTATATGCTAAAACGCTTTAAAAGTCAATAAAAAATATTTTTTATATATAATTTATGAAATTTCTAGCAAATTTAAAAACTGTTTTCTTTCTTCTTGGTTTTTTTGCTTATATTGTTTTTTTAGAGATTTTAGTATAAATTTTTCAGGAGCATGTTTGCCTTCCTCCGTTTTGTGTATTTTTTCTGCCAATTTCCTGAGGCGCTTTGATGTCGATTTATTCATTTTACTTGTGCAAGAAAAGCGAAATTTGAAAAGTTTATTCCAACGTTATGTGCCGCGTCCAGATTGGGATGGGTAACGCTAAGGAAATAATTGTTTGGATACATATCTGCAAGGTCATTGTAATTTTCGTGGTATTCTGCATTATACAGGGGAAGGGTGAAGACGGCATCTAAAATCGTAAAGTCTAAAGAGTTGGGTTTAGACGTGTCTATGTAATTATTAAATTTAACCTTATCCAGAGTAAGCTCGTCTACTGAGGTTAGGTCTTCCAGCTTTTTAAGGCAATCAGAAACCCTACCATCTAAAACCTTATTGTCAAAAAAAGAATAAATTAACTGAGGGTTATCTGTGACGACGTAGCGATCATCTCCGTAATTAATCGGCGCAACAGAGTCTAGGGATCGAAAATATCTTGAGATATCCACTTCATTGTTCGGCGCTGAAAATGTCACAACATTTTGAACATTAAAAAACTCTCTTATTTCTTCTTTAATTGATGGATGTTTATCTTCAATAGATTTGGAAATTAATATAAAATTATCGCAAACACAAAAGTCATTGAACGAAAGACCTCTGGGTAGCTCAACATATTCGGTGGCACCGTCTAAATCCGGAAGCTGTTTTCTTAATTGGTCTTGATTTTTATTTATAAAGTTTGATGAAAGACTGCATTCGAATTTAGTTAATTTTATTCCAGATTTACTAAATAGAAACTGTCTAGGATTGGGGTTGCCATGTAAAATATTAATTTGGTCATTTAATGTAAAAATTTCGTTTTGTTCTATTTCAAGGTTTTTTAATGTTACTTCTCGATGATTGCTTTCGGTTATTATTCTAATTTTGTAAAATATCCTAAAGGTTTTTATTAAATGATTAAAGAGTGATATATAATTATTTAATTTATTTTCATCTTGAATACCAAGGGAGTATGGGCTTACTAAGCATATTGCTTTACCTGAATTTTCCCAACCGCTATTGTTATGGACATTTTCGTCTCTTGCGAAAATGTTTGATCTAATTTCTGTAAAATTTATACTATGCACGTCTATTATAAAAAATTATTGGATATATTCTACTTGATTTAGAATATGAGTCGAAATGTTTGCCTTATTTAATAAGTTAATTCCTTTGGTGTCTTTATATAGATTTCCGCATACTACTCTTGCGATTTCAGATTGAATAATTAATTTCGCACATTCTATGCATGGAGAAATTGTTATATACATTGTCGCCCCAATGCTTGATTGAGTTGATTTTGCCAACTTGGTGATTGCATTACTCTCCGCGTGGAGAACTTCAGGTTTTGTGACAAGCGCATTTATGGGATGCTCGCTTAAGCTTTCTGGCGCTACGGATTTTGGCATTATGCTAACTTCACATTCATTGTTAAAGCCGCTCGGTGTCCCATTATACCCGTCAGATATTATCGAGCCGTTTTTTACTATAAGGCATCCGACTTTTTTTCTATTAGCTTTTGAAAGATTTGCCCATACGTGAGCCATTTTAAGGTATGCTTTATCTAGCTCTAACTGGTCTGCCATTAAAATCCGTAGATTGCATTGAAGTCTTGTCCGCCTTTTGTTTTCAGTGCCCTCTTGATGGTTTTATGCGCTAAATCAATTTCACTTTCTTCAAGGTCATTTTCATCTATATCGACATCTACAGAAAGGAATTCATCGAATGTACTGATGTCTAAAGTGGATTCTTCTACCGTGTCCCCTCTCATAGATAGGATATTTTTGTCACTCTCCGCACCCATACATACCCAATTCAAGGGAATTCCAAAGTCATTACCCTCTTCTGTAAAAGCAGACTCGCTTGGTTCTTCATCCCAAATAAAAAATGGCCTTGATCCCTCTGCCCAAGTATGTGCGAAAGCTTGGACATTTTGCAGGTCTGTAACTTGCCCCCCATTAACTTCGGATGGGTTTAATTTGTGATTTAAAATATTATACGATAGCGAGAAAAATTTGCCATACTCCCCCCCACAATATAGATGGAACCATTTAAATAGATTTCCGCAATTCCAGCAGCCAGTTTTCTCATTTGTGATAGTAATTCTGTTTTGTGCGGAATCTGAAATTTCCTCAAAAGCGCCATAGAATGTATCTACTACGTTTTTTAGCTTTATCTCTTCATTTTCGTTGACAGAATTATTAACTTGAATGATAATTGGAGAACTTAGATCTGGAGATAGTTCAAATAGGTCAAAAATTGTTGACCATAGGTTGATCTTTGCTGCGGATTTTTTCATTGTTGCTGTCGTTCCGCACAAATGAGTAACTTTAGACAAATCAACCGATATATCTATATTATATTTTCTTGCGAGTATACCAATTTTTTTGAGCTCGCGAATTATGTTTTCGTGATTTGGGAGATCCTTAATTGAGCATGGAACGGACTCGTCGTGAAGCAGTGGAATAAGATCATGGTAAATTGAATAATGTTTAATCCCGTTAGCGTGACAATATTTTATTGTCTTTTGTGCAACAATAGCATTGTGTATTATAACCTTTCCGAGATCTACCGCAGACTCTTCTACGGCTTTAGCTGAAAAACTTTTTTTAGAAAAGTTCCTAAAAACACAATTTGCGTCATTTTTTGACAGCAGGGAGCTCGAATGTAATAGTCCGTAATTATTCATACTCTTATTTACACCCAAGCCCCCCTGTTAGTCAAAATAATTCTTCAGGAATTTCTGAAGCAAGCGCAGGCTCAGACTTTTCAACCTTAACCTCTGGCGTAGAGGCGGATTGCATGTCTTTAGACTTATAAATAATTAAGTCTGGCGCTCTTTCATTCTCTCCCTTATGTTTGTTGGCAAAGATTACAACCTTGTGAACAACCTCTTGACCAAGTTCTTTGGTCTTGAAATGTCCAGTTAGATAATCTGTACTGCCGCGTTTTCTCCACAGTGCGCCCATCTCTCGATCAGACCATTCTGTATTTTTTTTAGTATTACTATTTTCTTCAGTCATGCCATATATAGTATCATGATATGAATATTTTGTCAAGTGTTTTTTTGTGTAAAAATATATATGGATTTAATAATTCATGGAAGTTTGACGATTCCACCAAGCCAAGTATACTGTTTTAGGGATATAAGTCTCTATGCCAAATGTTTTTTAAATAGTCAAGTTTTTGTTGAATGTAATAAAAATGAAATTGATGAATATTGGTATTGGCTTAAGGATAATAACTCTTATGATTTTGTAGATGGAATGCTCAGGACAAATGAAATTCATGGCTTTAAAGTTGGGCCTAAGGAGAGGAGTAATCTAAAAATTCAATCTATAGATCACTTTAATCAACAATTTATATTAAAAATACTTTCTAAAACATTTAGAATATAGAGCTTACTGAGTTAGAATATTAACAAGTATAGTGTAAATATAATATATGTCATTAGAAGAATATCAGCACTCCGCGCGAAATATGGAAGAGAGTTTTGGGCTCGCCCCGACGTCTCTCATATCTTTATATGAGATTTATCATATTAATGGCAGGCAAGACGTTGATGACTGGCAGAATAGAGAATACGCCCTAAGGTTCTGTTCTGCCGATAATCTCTCTAAGCTTTCGGGTAATACTTTAAACAATATTCAACAGCAGGGTCTAAGGTGGGCAGGTTATTATTATATCCCTATTGGTATTCAGGCAAATTCTTTCGCTACTGCATCTCAAGGGTTGCCTAGGCCAACATTAATTATATCAAATAAAGGAATTGCCGAACAAGTTGCTAGCTCTGATGCTATGTTTCCTGTTTTTGATTCGATTTCGCAGTACAACTTATATTATAACGATTTAAACAATGCCCGAGTCATCAGGAGAAGGGTGTTCGCTAGATTTTTAGATGGAGAAAATTTTCCAGACAACGGGAATACCAACCCTTGGGGAACAAGAGGAACTGCATCTAGTGGTGCAGATATTAAATCTGGAGATGAAGTAATCGGGAATAAAAGTGAAGTCTTTGAGTTTTCTAGGGAGCTGTATTTCATATCAAAAAAAGTTAATGAAACAAAGGAGAAAATTGAATATGAATTAACCACATCCATTGATTCCGAAAATGTCACCATACCTAATAGAACAATTTTATCTAACCATTGCTCGTGGTGCTACCGAGGAGAAGGCTGTTCGTATTCTGGCCCTCCTGCCTCAACGGATCTTGATGATGAAAATTTTATGCTCGACGCAAGCTCAGGATATGATTCTGATGCCTCAGGATTAACTAATCTTAACACTAAGCGCAAAACTGGAAACCAAAGAAGAGTTGCTACTCAAAACTATTCTAGCGAAATAAACGAGACCGACCATACTTTATTTATTCCAGAATGGGCAAAAAATAAAAATTATTCTAGAGGAGACGTAATTAAAACTCCGTCATTAAAGAGTTCAGGCTATACAGACGGTACGAAGACTACAAAACTTAGCAGCTCAGGGGAAATTAGGGTACAAAATGATTTAACTATATGGGTATGCATCATTGAGCATAAGAGCTCTAATAACACCTCTCCCGAAAGTAAGAGCGGTCATTGGGTTCCTGACCAATGTTCAAAAACAATCAAGGGTTGCAAGATAAGATTTCAGAACGCAAGAGGTTATACCAATAGTAAATTTTTAAGGTTTGGAGGGTTTCCTGCGACTTTCGATTTTGACACAACAGACCAGTAGAAGTGAACGATATATTACAGAAAATTAAAAACCATGCTTTAAGTAAATCGAGCGAAGAAGTTTGTGGGTTCCTTGTTGTTGAAGGGGATAAGGTTGCCGTTATCCATTGCCAAAATGTGTCTTCGACTCCCGAAAAAAGGTTTGAGATCCATCCAGAAACATATCTAGAAACAAAACTTCGTAGCGAAATTATCGCAATTTACCACAGCCATCCTTGTGACGCACCATTTTCAAGGGACGATATTCTTGCTGCAGAATCTTATGCTCTGCCATGCATGCTTTATGTCAATCCCGCAAAAGAATTTGACGCTTATTATCCTAAATATGCAGAAAGCAAACATATAGAAAGAGTGAGGGGAATTATTAATGACTGAAGTTTACTTACATGGAATACTGGCTAAAAAGTTCAAAGAAAAATATATTCTAGATGTATCTCGGCCGGAAGATATTTTTATAGCGATAGATTCTAATAGCCCTCGCTTTATAACATTTTTACAAAATAATGTGGATAAAATGAATTTATCTATTCTCGTAAACAAAAAAGTTATGTCAAGCGATACAAGTGGATTTCAAGCAGACCTTCCTCGTAGAATAGACTTAATCCCTACCTGTGAAGGCGCCTTTATATCATTAGGCTGGTTTCTTGTTTCATTGGTAGTCAGCGTTGCCGTCTCTTATCTTTTTGCGGCAAACAGTATTGCTCCTCCAGAAATGGATAATAATTCCGAGCAGTCTGTAAAAACAAAATCATTTGAGTTTTCTGGAGAAGTGAATTTAGAGAAGCAAGGCAAGCCTGTTCCTGTCGGGTATGGAAGGCTGCGGGTGGGTAGCTATGTTGTTGGTAATCAAATTTGGAATCGTAATTTATTTAACCAAGTAAAATCATGACAGAAGTATTTTTACATGGTATTTTAGAAAAAAAGTTTCGCGAGAAATACCTATTTAGTTTGAATAGGTTTGAGGAGGTTATGTCCGCAATGGAGTGTGTTGAACCTAGGTTTAGGCAGTTTTTAGCACAAAATTTTGACTCTATGGAGTTTTCTATATTATGCGACGGCAAGGTAGTGGATAGTGAGTCTGAATGTTTAAAGAGCTGCCCTAAGAGAATCGATTTAGTCCCTGCAGCCAAAGGGTCTCTAGGGCCCTTCGCTACCTTTTTGATAATGTTGTTTATTAATGTCGGGATAGCTATTATTCAAGCCGCAAGTTCTGTACCGAAACCAGAAATGGACAATAACTCTGAGCAGTCTGTAAAAACAAAATCTTATGAATTTCAAGGAGAAGCTAATGTACAAAAACAAGGCAAGCCTGTTCCTGTGGGGTACGGAAGGCTGAGGGTTGGAAGTTATGTAATAGGCGCTCAGACATGGAATAGAAATCTTTTTAACCAAGTAAAATCATGATTAACGTAAAATTTTATGGTATATTAAACAAAACCCTTGGAAGAAGAAAATACGCTTCAGAACAAGAGTTGATGATTTTTTTATCCGCAGCCATATACGAAACTAATGTAAGTTATGACGAAAAAAGAGACGTCTACCATGTTGCTCCAAAAATTGCCGGTCACACTAGCGGGGGTAAGGGTAGTCCTCCCCCTGTCCCTTTGCTTAAGCCTCCTTCTGCTGGAAATAATATTCTCCAGAGCTTCTCTCAAATGGAGGTCGTTGATTTAATCTGCGAAGGACCTATTCAAGGATTCTGTGATTCTGATGGAAATGAAATAGCTTTAAAAACAGATAAGGATGCAACGATAGCTCAAGGGGTTTTCTTAAATAATACAATAGTCCAAAATCAAAATAATACATTTAATTTCCGCCGTCTTTCATTAAACTCTTCTGTAGGTGATGCTGCGGGGCTAACTAATATGGCTTGGGCCAGATCGAAGGTATATAGAACTGTTGATATCGGAAGAGGTCTTATTGGGCCCAATATGAAAACTCATAGCACTTCGGCTGTCGATGGTGGATTAACGCCTAAGTATAATATGGAGGGGCAAAGTGGGGCGAATTATAGAAATAATTATGGTAATGCTATCGGGTGGTACTTAGGGGATTCTCAGTCTACAGAATTAGCAAAAAAATATGGTTATACGCATAGTTCTCTACAGTATGGTAGTGATGTTAGAACAAATACTGAAACAAGAAATTTCACTTCATGGAGCCCCGGACAAGCTAATTATAATGAAGGAGCTTTTCCTGTCACTCATACAGTTTCAAACTCCGAAGTTGATTATGCATATACTACAATTTCTGTGGATGGATTAAGCGATACTGTAGATCATGGGTCTGGCCCGGGAAAATCAGGACTAATATCTTCAGTGAGGGAATATAGGGTTGGTTTTGAAATTCAAATTGGCATTAATGGACTAACAAATCAAGAAGCTCAGAGCCCTTCTTTTAAGGCATGGCTCTCTAGACATGGTGTTACGCAATCCAGCGACTCCAATAAAGCTAGATTATCCGTAACAAGAAATTATTATATCGAGGGAATTGTTCAAGGTGGTAGTTATTTGATTGATGTGGGTAGAGCTCCTTGGGGGACAGAATTTGGAAATTTCGCAACGGATTATCAGCTTAAAGATATTTCTGAAGCTGAAGATAGAGATTCTGTAGAAAGTGCTCCTGACGCAGGAAGAGTTGATGACGTAAGCGGAGGAAAGCTAGCCGACCCAACGCAATTTGATACAGATGCGGACTATACAGGTGGTCACGGATTAAATAAGTATAGACAATTTGGGTACAAAAATAAAAATGATTCTGGCGTTCGAGGCTCGTTTGAAGACGCATTACAAACTGCATATATCGACCCAGATGACGGGCAGGCTAGCTCTCAAGGGGCAAGCAATCAAGCTTCTTCTTTTGATTGTTTTCAATTACCCCCTTGTGACGAGAGCACCAACTTTAAAACGCGTTATATAAAAGTGACCAAATTGGGTAGAGAAGTTATCTCTCCGTTGTTGAGTAATAATATATCTTTTAAGAGCGTGACTGAGATAATTGATGAAAGATTAAGCTTGCCTTTTTCTGCCGTAATGCAGCAAAGTTTTAATTCCAGATATTTTAACGGAATACCTAGTAGAACCTATCATTTAAAACTAAAGAAAATTTTGATTCCGAAAAATTATTTTCCTGAAAAAAGATTGCCTAGTGCTCCTCGCAACAGCCCAGATGATAAAACTTACAATGGAGATTGGGATGGGACTTTTAAGGAAGCGTGGAGCGATAATCCCGCTTGGATATTTTATGATTTATTAATTAATAATAGATACGGCTTAGGTAGTCATGTTGACGTTCATAAAATAGATAAATGGACTCTGTATAAAATAGGAAGATATTGTGATGCCGTCGATGAGGAAGGGTATTTTATTGGCGTAGATGATACTTATAGCCAAAATGAAAAAGAACCAAGATACACTTGTAATGTAATGATTACTAACGAAGAGGAGTCTTATGAATTATTAAAAAGTATATCTGAAATATTTCACGGCATAGCTTTTTGGGACGGGCGAGGCGTTTCTGTTTCTATGGATGGTGGTAGTAGTAGTGTTAGTTACCAAGTTTGGAGCCAGAATAAGAACTATTCCGTAGGAACTGTTGTTGAGAGCCCTCAGAACTCTTTTAACTTTTTTAAATGTCGTGTTGCTGCAAGCTCAATAAATAAAAAACCCGGCATAGACAATAATTGGCAAGAGCATTGGGAAAGAACTCCGGGAATAGAGACCGAGCCTCCATCTATGGCATTTTCTAATACGAATGTAGACGGCGGGGTTTTTACATACTCTAACGCATCTAAGGCCTCAAGGTTTACTGTCGCAAGGGTTTCGTATATGGACAAAAGAGATGATTTTAGAAAAAAATATGAATATGTAGAAGACAAGCAGGGCATAAAAGAATTAGGGATCATTAAGAAAAATCTCGAGCCGCTGGGTTGCACCTCTAGGGGTCAGGCTCATAGAATGGGTCGTTGGTTTTTCCTTACGTCCACACTAAATACTGAAGTAATATCTTTTGCTACAGATTATAGAGCATTGTTTCTTCAGCCCGGAAACATTATAACTGTAAACGACAGGTTAAAAAATCAGCAACAAAAAATAGGTAAAATTCTAGGTATTCATGAGTCTGATGATACTATTCTGAGGCTAACTGAGGAGGTTGATATAAAAACTTTATTAACTGATGGTCAGGAGGGGGCTAATTTTGAAATAATACTTACTTCTTTAGATCCTAATTATTCAATTGAGTATATCAATGACTCTAGTAATTTTTCTGGGGGCGGACGAACCCTTGAGGATATCGACAAGTTGAATAATTCCCAAATTGTTCGTGGCATTGTTGAGCGCGCCCCTGATCTTGGTGATCAATTTATCAAAATTAGAAGCCTTGAGGATGCAAGCTTTTTTCAGTTCACTAATAAATTATCTAATAATGCATCAGGTAAAAAAGTCATTCCTCCGGGAACCGATTGGGCTTTAGTCAAGCCTGAAGATGGAGATTCTCACCAGCAAGACTGGTATGCTAGAGAGTATAAAATACAAGGTATATCTGAAGAAGAAGAAGGTAAATATGTTATAACTGCCATATATTTTGATAAGGAAAAAATTGGATCTATGGACCAAAAATTTCCTGTAATTACGCCAAAAATTGATATGGACGGAGGATTTTCTAAGTCTAAAAATTATGACTTGCCCGGGCCTGACTTAACGAGCGTCGTTCTTGATTCTCAAAACCAACTAGATAAAGTAAAAATTAAAGTCGAAGGCTCCCACCCTCCCTCCGACGGCTTTAATCAAAGCACGATGTCTACGGAGGTGTGTTTTTATAGCCCAGATGGAATTAAGCGTCATACAGAATTAATAAATAGAGGTAGTTCGAGCGCATTCTCTTGCTCTTTCGAGAGTAGTCTCACCCTTTCCGAACCTGCTTCCGAGGGAGTCTGGTATGTAGAGGCAATTACAAAAGCAACAAATTCTACGACACAGAGAGAGCAGGTTTCTACAACAAGCTCTATGGGAGTATCTGTTGGGAATTTTCAATTCAGAGCCGGTGCTGTGCCAGTAATATCGAATCTGAAGGTAAACGGCGCAGCCCATAGCTCCGTAAAAGTTAAAGAAGAAAATGATACATTTTCCTTATCTTGGCAAATTATTGATATCGACGAAGATTCAACCGTAATAAGTGACCGGTCGGCTTTTAACACTAGCCCTTTTATGTCTGGAGTTAAGGTTGGACTTGTCGCTTTAGACGACTCGAGCAACGCCGAAGTGGGGGACGTAATGTGGATTCATGGATTAATTTCACAGGGCGCACAAAAATCTTTATTAAAAGGAGTTAGTTATTCTTTTCAATATAATGAAAGATACAGAACCGTTAGCTCTGCTGATGGAGAAATTTACGCATACCCCTCAATAGCAAACAGTAGAAACATTAGAATAAAAGTGGTTGCTGAGGCCAAGGCCGGAGTTGAGTCTAATGGCGAACCTAAATATGTTACGGGCTCTCAAAAACATATAGATATAATAAATAAAACAGTTGTATTTGAACCTGAATCTACCGGCGGAAGTATGGAGTTTTTATTTGATCAGCCATTTGATGCCGCGACATATATGAATGGGACATCTACCAGCCCCTCTAGGCCTAGTAATTGGAAAAAAATTAGTTATTCTTATGAAAATGCCGATGGGGAGACTATAAAAGCGCAAACCGATTTTAATAAACCAATTCCTGAGTCTGTATCAGTCGGTGATGATGAATTTCCTACAAGTTTTGATGCTAGGACAGAGCTCTTAACTAGTGATGCGATTAATCGCATATCCGGAATAGACTCTGCAGGAAGGGTTTTGACTGGAAGCGCAGCCGTAGCAGTTTGGAGGATGGTCAAAAACGGGACGAAAAGGAGTCTGTCAATCTCCAACTCAAATACTCCACGACCAGTATCTCACCTCGCAAACAAACTTGGTATTGGTTTATTGCCTATTACTCGACTTCGCGAGATTGCAGAAAAAGAAGAGCCTCCAACTTCAGATGGCGGCGTTCATTTCTACAACTATCGGCTAGTTGTCGCTCAAATTGATGAAGGCGTTGCAGATGGAGAAGTGGTAGAAGAACTGGGGGGGTGGAAAACAGACCTAATCGACATAGTAGAAAACAGGCAAAGCTTTTTGGATTTATATAACTCCGCTTTTGATGAAAAAGCTAAAAATAAGTTGTTAGTTATGGATAGCTTAACTATTGGTGTTTTCGGCACAGACGATGAAGGTGATATACAAAATAACGTAGGGCACATGACTGCTCATTTATGCAAAACCTCCTCCGAACCCGCAACCACGTCAAACCAAGTCGCGTCTTCTAACAGTCCAAGCGTAACTATAAATTTTGATGAAGAAGGCGTCGCTGGATTAAGCAATGACCCTGAAGAGGGTCGATTTATAAAAATAAAAATATGGGATACTTTTAGCTGGAATGCACGAATAGGAGAGTCTGATGATGAAAGAAAAACTGCTCTGACGTCTATACAAAAAGACATTCTCGCTGGAGATATGTTTTTTATGGATCAATCTTCTAACTATACTGACATATCAGCGGACGACGATAGTGCCGATTTTAGAGAAGCAAAACTGGGGGTTAATACATTCGGAGACGAAAGAATTGCTGGCTATAAACAGTTTTATGATGGCATGGTTATTGGTGGAACGCATGCAGGGGTCGGCTGGCCGGATGGTAAAGATTTAGAATATGAACATGTTGACGCTTTTACTCAGTATCCTATTTTTAGAGGTAATGCAAATGACGGATATGCTCCTGCAAGGCGCGGAGCCTCTTCATTCCGGGGGTCTCCGGTAGGAATTGGCCAGTTCAATATTAAAAATTTAGTGGGAATTGATTTTACAGGTTTAATGGGTGATGGAAATGATAAAGATGCAGAAGGCATGACTCTATCTGAAGACATATCAGACTTAAGGGACTATCATGTAGCTATTAAGGGGTTAAATTTAACTTGCGAAGCAGGAGATGCTGGTAATTATAATGGCTCAGGAGGGTTGATTTCTGGCCAAAAAGTTCATGCTCCGGGGATGAGGGCGGGGACCCAAGTAGACTTTAATACATTGCCAACTATTGAGAGTAGTTCTTTCGCTTCTAAGATCACGGGCGAAAGTGAAGTATCCACTTTTGTTTCAGATAGAATTGATGAAAAAGCTCTCCCTTTAGGCGCTTTGGCAGACACTTCGTTCACTGAAAGCTTAAAAATTAGTGGAGGAGCTAATATAGGAATGAGTGGGGACAATTTAATAATCAAAACCCAAAGCGCTATATATAAAATTACTGGTCAAGTAATTTAAACTACAGAATATTCAACTTTTTTAAGTGCATCTAGATTGCTTCCTCCTGCATAAGAAATCGAGCTTTGTAGGTCTTGGCGGATTTCGTTTAATTTTTGCTCATAACTCATTCCGTTAGATCCAATGTTTGTAAGCTTTCCTTCAATATTATTGCTGTGACCTTTGTTTTCTGCGCTAGCAGAGCCAAAATAAGCTTTATGAAGAATTCCATTAACTGAACTGGGCGCTGCAGGGCTATCTATGCAGGCCGCGAATAGACTTCCAGCCATAACCATGCCCGCTCCTGCTACAATAGCTTTTGCTATGTCTCCGTTGCACTGGATTCCTCCATCTGCAATGATTGGGATTCTTTTCCCTTCATCTGTAAAATTGCCTGAATAAACATTTGCACATTTTTTTACACAAGTAAACATTGGTAACGTGAATCCTGTTTTATCTTTCGTCGTGCAAGGGGAGCCTTGGCCTATTCCAACTTTAACTACATCTGCTCCCCAAGAAGCTAAGTCTCTAACGGCAGAAGGGGTAGCAACATTGCCTGCAATAATTTTAGTCTCTGGCATATGTTTTTTTACGCAATCGATAGCTGATTTCATTCTGGAACAATGTCCGTGTGCAATGTCAATTGTAATATAATCTATTTTTTGTTTGTATTTTGCTAGCGCAACTATATCTTTTTTATCTTTTAGTTTGACGCCCATGCTAACAGAAATATTTTCCCAATTTTCTTTATTCATTTCTGAGACTATATCTTTAAGGTTATTGCCAAATCTATGCATAATATAGAAATAATTACGCTCACTCATCCATTTAGACTGTTTCATATTCGTCACCGCTTTCATATTTGATGGGACAATCGGCAGCCTAAATTTTTCTCCGCAGAAACTAATACGTGTGTCGCAATCTGACCTACTATAAACTTCGCTATAGTTGGGAATTAAGGCTATGTCTGAGTATTTTAGATATCTATGGATGTTCAACTTCTTTGCCCTCTTCTTTCTGGGCTGTCAAGAACTTGCTCATGGTTGAAGCGAGTGAGTCAAATCGATCTACCTTTTCGAGTATTCTTTTAATCTCTTCTCCGACTTCTCCATGCTCTCCAATGCCTGCAGAATTTTCAAGCAAGTTTGTAAGGTCTGCGAGGCTTTGGTCTCGCAATCCTATATATTGATTATATATTGATCTTAAGTATAGTTCTTTCATAATTAAATCCCTTGTCCTCCGTCTTTGTATTTTATAATAAGGCAAATTGCATAAACTAATGCACAACCTAAAATTAAATATCCTTCTATTTCTGCTGAATCCATGTTATATATAATATCATATTAATGTATAATTGTCAAGTTTTATCTAATTTTTTTAATCTTGCCTTGTTTAATAGTATTTGTCATGATGTAATCATCGCATATATCTTGAAAAATGTCAAGCGTATTGTAATATAGAGTGTAACATTTGATATGACTGAAGATCAGAAAAGAGAAATAATCAAAATCTTTTTAGATATTAATTCGCCTTGCTCATCTGGCGATTTTAATGGATGTGACGATCTCAAGAAGAAATATGTTGAAGAATTAAATCGCCCCGGAGGGTGTACCTCATGCCGCAGATCAAGTATCAGAAGAAAATATTCTGCATTTGTATATCCTAGGCTTAATGGTTGAAATTATATTAATTTATATATTAACTACTTTTATAGTAGCGAATTTAATTTCTATACTTGAGTCTACAAGTATGAAAATCTATCTGTTTTCTTGGGTTAAAAAGAAAGAAGAGGTATATACTATCGAGGATTTTAATGATTATATAGTTGATAATTGGGGGAAAATTGGCGAATTGCTTTCATGCCCTTTATGTTATGGAACTTGGCTATCTTTATTTATATCTGCAGCTATATCTCAAGATGTGCTAACTGCAATTATATGCATGTTTTCTTGCCCTTTCCTAGCGGTAAGAATATCTCTCGTCCACTAGAAGTAAAAATGTCTCAAAAAAAAAATTTAATGTAATACAATTTATGAAAAAATATAACACAATATTCTGCGATATAGACGGTACCTTATTTAAGTATCGCAAATTCGAAACGTATGAGACTTCAGATCCGGAAGTCTTGCCTAATGTAATAAACAAGATGACCCAATGGAAAAACGAAGGACATATGATTATCCTAACTACCGCAAGGCCAGAATACTTGAGAAAGCATACTGAAAAAGAGTTGAGCCAAAATACAATTCCATACGATAGATTAATTATGGAAATAGAAAGAGGCCCAAGAGTATTAATTAATGATATGGATCCAAATAAACCGGGCAAGCGGGCGACTGGGGTTGATTTAGTGAGAAACGAAGGCTTTGTAGCCATTAACTGGGAGGAGGCAGGATTGTGACTCCTCAGTTAATTAATAAAGATTTCCACGATAAGATATATTCTATAGTTGAAATCTCAAAAGGTTCTAGAGTCAAATATGAATATAACGAAGAATTTAGGATGGTTGAATACGATAGAATCCTTGAGACATCTATGTCTTACCCCGGAAATTATGGATTTATACCGAATACGATGGGCGGAGACTATGACCCGATAGATATTATCTTTTTTAATGAATATCCAATCCTCCCTAATACGCTAATCGAGACTAAGATTGTTGGTGTCCTTGAAATGATCGATGGAGGATTAGAAGATTATAAACTGATTGGGGTTCCTGCAATAAATAAAACAGTTAATGATTTGGAGGACATTCCTGAAAAATTCCTAGCATTAACTAAGCATTTCTTTAAAAATTATAAAATAGTGAATGGAGGAGAGAAAGTTTGGGTTGGTGATTGGTTTTGCAAAGAGAAGGCAATGGAG